ACGCGCTTGGTGGCGAGGATATGGACATTTCGCGGCGCCTGCATCGGCTGTTCGAGACGATCGAGGCCGGCGCCGGGTTGTCGCTTGACGATGTCGGGCCGCGCATCCGCCAGTTGCGGGCGCGGCAGAAGGAGATCAAATCTCAGGTTGAGCGGCTGGACGCGAACCGGCCGGAGGCGCCGACGGTGACGATCGCTCAGGCAATGCGCGCGGCTTCGTATTTCAGGGAAGCGGTGACGGCGTGCGAATCGCCGGCAAAGGTGCGGGAGTTCCTTGGCCATATCGTGGAAAAGGCCAGCATCCACGACCATGAAGCGGTGGTGGATTACTGGCCTGAACGCCTTGTGGCCGCTTCTGGCGGTTCACATTGCGTTGTGTCATGGCTCCCCGACCTGGCCACACTGAGAACCGTGCGCGTGCGGGTTATGTTGCCATGTAGAACGGGGCGGAAAGCCGCGTAGTTGCTTGGTTTGACCCCTTTTTTTGCCCATCCATTCGGCCAAAGTGTGGATGATGGCGAAGGTTGACACTTTTTCTCCCCTGGTCGAGGTGACGTTCCGGTGCCCGGTTTGCCTGGTGACGTGGAAGGCTGCGCCTGGGCGGGTTGAGGATTGTCCCGAGGACGAGATTCATCCGTGGCGGTATTTCGGCGAGCACGATTGCGGGAAGGAGTGTTCGCAGGCGCCGTTCGAGCGCGGGCTGATCCGGGCGTGGCGGTCGGCGACGGGGCCGCGGACGCCAGAGGGGATCGCGGCGACGGCGAAGAATCTGGAGGGGCATCCGACGCCCGAGGAGTCGCTGCGGACGCGCTTCAACGGGATGAAGCACGGGCTGAATGCCCGTACTGCTACCTATTTCCCGGCCAAGCCCAACGGTTACGCCTTTTGTGCCTCGTGCGACGTCGACCGGCCGTGGTGCCGTGAGCAGCCGGCATGCGTGAAGCAGACGCAGCATTTCATGATGCATCACGCGGCTTTCGAGCAGCGGAATCCGAAGCACTTGATGGGTATCTACGCGGATTTCCATGCGGCGCTGATGGCGACGGTTTCCGAGTGCCTGCGCCAGATCATCGGCGACGGGGTGACGATGCGCACGCCGAAGACCTACGTGGACAAGGATGGGCGGTGCTTGGTGGTGGAGTATCTCGACCAGGAAGGCAACGTGCAGACGGTGTTCGACGTTGAGGCGCATCCGCTGTTCCGGCCGGTGGCGGAATTGATTACACGAACGGGTATTGATCTGGCGAACCTGGGCATGACGGCGAAGCTGGCGCCGGACGACGAGGTGGCGCAGGGCCGGGTGGCGGACGACCGCGTGGCGGCTTCGGTGTTGAAGGAGCGCGAGGTGCGGGCGCTTGAGGATCTGCGCGGGATGATTGCGAAGGCTGGGCAGGCGGCGAGCCGCGACCCGGTACTGGTGGAGTATCAACAGCAGATGGGAGGGCAGGGGTGAGAATTGAAACCATTGGCAACGCCACGCTTTACCTTGGCGACTGCCGAGAAATTCTTCCAACCTTGCCGAAGGTGGATCTGGTGCTGACTGATCCGCCGTATGGGATCGCGTATGTGCATGGCGGCGGCGGCAAAGGAACCACGCCCTATCTGATTGCGAATAAGGAAAAAACTAAGGCAAGCGGCCATTGCAAGCCAATCCACGGTGACGACAAGCCGTTCGATCCTGCGCTGTTGTTTGAAATCGGCGACCTCGTTTTTGCCTTCGGCGCAGATCACTACCGGCAGCGCTTGCCGGAAGGCGGAACATTCATCGCCTGGGACAAGTCGCTCGGCCTCGGTCCGGCCGATTCATTTGCCGATGCCGAGTTCGCATGGTGCAGCTGGAGAACCAAACGCAACGTGGCGCGATTTATGTGGAAAGGGGTTTGTGGCGTCAAGGCCGGCGAAGACAAAGAGCGCAGCCACCCGACGCAAAAGCCGATCTGTCTCATGAAGTGGTGTCTGGAATCGGCGCCCGATTCGGTGTCGACCGTAGCCGACCCGTTCATGGGGTCAGGTACAACCGGCGTCGCCTGCGCCAACCTCGGCAAGACCTTCTACGGGATCGAGCGCGAGCCAAAGTATTTCGACATCGCGTGTCAGCGAATCGAGAACGCCTATCGTCAGGAAAGGCTTTTCGCTTGACCGCCCGCATCTCCGCCTCGCAGCGTCGCCGTTCCGCCATCATGGCGGAGGATGAGATTCTGCGTTATGCCGGCGACCATGCGCTGTGGCACAAGCACGTGCATGACGTGACGCTCGATCCGGTGCAGGTGCTGAAGTGCATCGACATGGACCGGCATCGGAACACGGTGGATTTCTCATGCCGGCGGACGGGGAAGACCTTCGTCAAGGAGCTGCACTGCCTGAAGCAACTGGCGTGCAATGCGCATGAGGATGAGGGAATCGTGGCACCGCGGGTGCAGCAGTCGCTGACCAATCTCGGCTATCACACCGACGCGATCCGGCGCTCGCCGATTTTGTCGGCGTTCATCGCGACCAAGAACGGGCGGCGGCAGATCAAGGACACCGGGTATGGGTTCGCCAACGGTTCCGGGGCATCTGCCTACGGAATCATGAGCCAGATCGACGGCGATTCGATCACCATCGCCAGCCTGGAGGAAATCGACGATATGCCGTATGATCGGCTGACTTCGCGCTTCCTGCCGATGCTGGGGTCGACGCGGCGGCCTGGGGTGGATCGCGAGATGAAGCCGCAGGTGCGCATCACCGGGGTGTTCAAGGGCGCGGACGTACTGTCTTCGTTAATGGGCTCGGGGTTGTATCACACGCTGCCGATTGTCGATGTCTATCTGGGGCGTGAGCTGGGCATCATCGGCACGCAGTGGGCCGACGAGATGCGGGCGCAGAACTCGGAAGGGGAGTGGATCAGGCAGTTCCTGTGTCGGAACATTCAGGCGCAAAACTGGATCTGGGAAAAGCACGTGCGGCGGGCGAAGGCGGTGGGCCTGCAGGCCGGTATCGAGATCGCCGACCCGTTGCCCGGTGCGCGCTACAAGCGGCGCGGGCTGGTGGCGCTGGGCTACGACCATACCGGGCACGGCGAGAGTGGGACTGCGTCGAAGTCGGCAGTGGTGGTGATGGAGCAGATTGGCAGCTTCGCGGTGATCGTCTATTGCCGCACCTGGGCGGCTGGCATCGACGACCGGGTGATCGAGCGCGATCTGGTCGGGCTGTGGGATTTTTTCAGGCCGGATTACGCGATGGGCGACGCCTACGGGGTCGGCATGCTGACCTCGGTGAATGACCGGCTGTACGCCAACGGTCTGACGACGGTCGACCGGCGGACGGTGGGCGATGGCCAGAGCACGGCGAGCACATGGGGGCAATGGCCGTTCGCGCCGATTCGTTTCGAGGGGCAGGTCAAGCACTCGATGGCGTCGATGCTGCGCCAGGTGTTCCACCATGGCCAGGCGGCGATTCCGGATTTCGACGAGGACGACGCGACGCATTGCGCGGACTGGATCGCGCTGCTGCGGCAACTGCCGAACATGAAGGCGGACGCGACCAAGGCGGGATATTCAAGTTTCAAGATGGCAGACCCGAAGATCGGCGACGACCTTTTCGACGCGGCCTGTGCGGCGGTGTGGGCGCTGGTGACGCGCGGGGTGGATGACGTGCCGGTGGTGATCGGGCGCCGGGTGCAGAGCCGCGAGGCGTTGCTGGGCACGCCTGGCAGGTTGCTGGAGGTGGCGGAGTGAGCTACGCCAGCGCCAAGGGCAAGACGGCGCATTTCGCGCAGGAAAAGCTGATTCCGCCGCGGGAGTTGAGCGAGGCGCAGAAGGAGGCCATCGCCGGGCGGGTGCGGCAGGTGAAGGAACACATTCCGGAGGCGCTGGATTTCGTCAGGGCGCTGCATGGCGAAGGGCTGGTCGACGGGTTGCGCTGCATCGTGGCGGTGACGGTTTGCGAAGGAATCTGAAATGGGCTTGATGGCGGATGTGGTGGCGAGATTGCGCTTGCTTGGAAAAAGTTCGCCGATTCCCGCGGTCGACGCGGGAAATTCGGCGAATTCCGAGGTTGGCAAGCGGCCGACGCCGGAGAATTCGACGAAGTACCTGTACCGGCAGATGTGGGTCGACCCCGATGTGCGCCAGGCGATTCTCGATGTCCGCGAGATGGACCGGCTCGACGGGCGGGTGAGGCGCATCCATGCGCGGATCGCCCGCGATGCGGTGAAGGGCGGGCTGGTGCTGACGCAGACCAAGGACGCGCCGGGCATCCGCCGAGAGTGGGAGGCGTTTGTCGACCGGCTGCAGTTGCGCAACCCGCAAAAACTGAAGAGCGACGCGCGCGGGCTGGCGATGGAGGGCAACCTGCCGTTGCAGTGGGTGCTGGACGACGCGCTGAACGTGGTGGCCGGGGTGCGCATGCCGGCCGAGACGCTGCTGCCGAACGTCGGCGAGAACGGGCGCTTCAAGAGCGCGGCGGAGGCGTACCACCAGATCGACATGATGACCGGCGGCAAGATAGCGACCTTCCCGATGTGGCAGCTTTTCGTGTGCCGGCTGGACCCGGATTCGTTCGACGATATGGGAGCGCTCGGGCGGCCCTTCCTCGACGCCTCGCGCGAGGTGTGGCGCAAGCTGCGGATGACCGAGGAGGATCTGGTGATCCGTCGCCGGCATCGGGCGCCGCTGCGCCTGGCGCACGTGCTGGAAGGGGCGTCGACCAGCGACCTCGACGATTACCGGGCGGCGGTGGAGGCGGAGAAGGGCGAGATCACGACGGATTTCTACATGAACCGCAAGGGCGGAGTGACGGCGGTCCAGGGGGACGCGGCGCTGGGAGAGATCGGCGACGTGGTGCATCTGCTCGATACCTTCTTCTCCGGCTCGCCCTTCCCCAAGGGCCTGATGGGCTACACCGACGGGATGGCGCGCGACATTCTCGAGGACCTGAAGCGCGATTATTACGAGGAAGTGGATTCGTTCCAGGACACGCTGGCGTTCGGCTACGAGTTCGGGTTCCGGCTGCACCTGCTGTTGAAGGGGATCGTTCTCGACCCGCAGGAGGCGAGCATCGGCTTTGCCGAGCGCAAGACCGAGACGCCGAACCAGACGACCGACCGCATGCTGAAGTGGATGGCGCTGGGCCTGCCGCGCGATCTGTTGTTCGAGGAGATGGGGTTCAACGCGCAGGCGATCCGCGAGCGGCTGGACGAGGCGGCCAAGCGGGGCGACCCCTACCCCGGCGCGGTCGACCTGCCTTCCGGTCCGAAAATGCCGGGCGGGGTGAAGATCACGCCGGGCAACGCGCCTAAGGGCGAGAGCATGACCAGCGTCGGTTCGCGGCTGGGCGAAGACGATGGCGCCACCCTTCAATTGCTCCGCCGGCTGGACGACCATATCGACACGATGCGCAGCCACCAGAACAAGCCCCGCGAGCCGGCCCCGCCGGTCCCCGTGCATGTGCATCTGCACGATGCGCCGGCTGCGCCCATGCCGGTGACGCTGCAAGCGCAACTGAACATGCCGCCGGCCCCGGCCGTGGCGCCGCCGGTGGTGCAGGTGGACGTGCATGTTCCGGATGCCGCGCCGCCGGTGGTGCAGGTGGATGTGGCGGCGCCGAATGTGACGGTGCAGCCGCCGGCCGTGAATGTCGATGTGGCGGCGCCGAACGTGAGCCTGGAGGCCGTCGTGCAGCCGGCAGAGGTCAAGGTCGACCTGACCCTGCCGCCGCGCAGGACCGTGACCGAGATCGAGCGCGACCGGGGCGGGAATATCGCGCGGGCGACGCAGGTCGAGACGGACATCAACCCAAAACAAGGAGCCTAAATCATGGCAAAAACCTACACCGCGTCCGCCATCGGCGTCGCCTTTGCCTCCAACAAATCCCTGCTCGGCCTGCTCAACGCCCACGCCACGCGCAAGGTCAAGATTTACCGCGTCTGGCAGCTCAATAACCAGACATCCGGCGTCACTGGCGTGCTGACCTCGTGCTCGCTGCGCAAGCTCTCCGCGCTGACAGGTGGAACCGCCGTCACCCCGGCGCAGCACGATACCGGCAACACCTCGGTCGACCTGACCAGCGTTACTTGTGTGACCAATGGCACGGCGACGCAGACCGGCGACAACGCCCTGCGCGTGTGGATGTGGTCGGGTGACGAGCCGGCAGTGTCGTCGGCAACCTCCGACGAATTCCAGTGCATCGTACCGCTGATGTGCATGTGGGACTCGACCGGCGACAGCAACATCGAGCCGATCGTCCTCAACACAAACGAGGGCTGTCACGTCGTCCAGCCGGGATCCAACGCGGTCGGAATCTCCGACGTGTTCATGGAATTCACGGTTTCCTGACCATGAAAGACACACGCACCGTCCTCGATAACATGCGGGCGAAGATTCCGCCCGGCGCCAAGCTGCTGGTCGCCTATCTCGGCGAGCATGGCGAACTGCGCTGCGCGCAGGCCAACTGTACGCAGCGGGATATCGAGCAATTCGCCGACTCGCTCAAGGTCAATGCCCTGAGCGAGCGGGTCGGGCTGAAGGGCTGACGTGGCGCGCTACCAGTACCGGATCAGCACCGACAGCAACGGCACGTCGAATTTCGGCTATGCCTACCTGGCGCTGGTCAATCCGTCGGGCAGTGGCAAGAAACTGACGCTGCGCTCGCTGGAGGTCTATCTGCAATCGGTGCAGGCCGGCGTTGCGGTCCCGGCGAGGCTGGTGCGCTGCGCCGCGCCGCTCGACGGCGAGGACATGCTGAAGAACGCCGTCGCGCTCGATTCGGCGACGGCCATCCCGAGCACCTGCAAGGTGCGCCGGAACAGCATGCCGGTGGCGGGAACCGTACTCAACCGCGTCGACCTCGGTCGACGCGGCGGCGCCGTCGGCAACCAGAACCGCCTGCTGTTCGGCACGCCGATGACCTTCGGCAAGCGCGGCCGGAGACCGCTCAACGGGCAGGGCAACAGCGCGCGCGGCGGTTACGCCAGCGAGGCCATCACCCTGCGCCAGAACGAGGCCGTCGCGCTGGTTACGGATGCCACCGTCGGCAACGTCAGCAACCCGAGGCGGATCAACATCGTCGCCAGCATCAATGGCAAGACGGTGGCGTGGGATTTTCAGGCCATCACGAGACCCGGCCATGCCCTGTTCTCGCTGGAAAACTCCGGTGCCGATCCGGTCACGCTGCTCTCATGGGCGGCGATGGATCTCGGCACCACCGATACGCCGACCCTGCGCGTCGTGCCCATCGGCCAGCAATACGCGCCGGACGTGAACGACACGTCGAAGCAGAACGTCGGCGTGATGAAGATGGATTCCAGCGCCCCGGCATTCCCCGGCGTCTGCTACACCGACGTCGGCTTCATTCCGCAGGGCGTGCCGGAAGTCGAAATCAGCCCGGCGTCGACAGGCACCCCGGCCGGCATGAACTACCTGCATACCCGCGATTTCTGGGGGCCGATGTTCCGCAACATGCTGGTCGAAGCCTGCCACATCAAGGCCGGCGGCATCCCGGACACCTTCGGCATGAGCTTCGGCCATGCCGGCGCCGACCTGCTGTGCTGCCGTGCCGGCCTCACGATCAACCAGGGCGAGGGCATCGCCATCGTCAATTCAGCGGAAACCGCCGTCGGCGTACAGGCTGCCTACGGCGCCTGGCAGCCGATGACCTTCGCCGCGCAGGTCGACGTCGAGCCGGCGACTTCGCCCTACCTCAACCTGTCCGGCCTGGTGTCCGGATCGGACATCGTCATCCTGACCGCCGGCAGCAGCACCATCCTGCAGCAGATCGACGCGTACAGCGGCACCGCCTGGGCATGGAATTACGACCCCGACGCCGTCGCCTCGGTCGACGTCTGCATCTACAAGCCGGGCTACGTCCCGTTCGCCGTGCGCAACCTGACGCTCGGCATCGCCGGGGCATCGATCCCGGTGCAACAGGTTTTCGACCGGAATTACGCATGAACACCATCGCCGCGCCGTTTCCGTGGTTCGGCGGCAAGTCTGGTGCCTGCGAACAGGTGTGGGCCGCGTTCGGTGCGGTAGACAACTACGTCGAGCCGTTTTCCGGGTCGGCCGCCATGCTGCTCGGCGCGCCGGACGGCAAGCGTGTTGAGACGATCAACGACGCCGACGGCTTCGTCGCCAACTTCTGGCGCGCCATCGCCGCCGACCCGGAGGCCGTCGCGCACCATGCTGACTGGCCGTGCAACGAGTCCGACCTGTTCGCCCGCCATTCATGGCTGGTGCGCCAATCGCCAAGCCTGACCGAGCAACTGCACGCCGACCCGGGCTGGTTCGACGCCAAGATCGCCGGCTGGTGGTGTTGGGGCGCCTGCAACTGGATCGGCTCCGGCTGGTGCAGCGGCAAAGGCCCGTGGATACACGACGGCGAACGCCTCGTCAATGCCCGCAAGCTCCCGCACCTGGGCAACGCCGGGCGGGGCATCAACCGCAAGCTCCCGCACCTGGGCAACGCCGGGCAGGGCATCAACCGCCAGCTCCAGCACCTGGGCGACGCCGGGCAGGGCCGGCGCGCCTTCATCTCCGCCTGGTTCGCCCGGCTGCATGAGCGCCTGCGCAATGTGCGCGTGGCCTGCGGCGACTGGAGCCGAGTCGTCAAGGATTCCGTGACTACGCGTCACGGTTTGACCGGCGTCTTTCTCGATCCGCCCTACACCAAGGGCGCGATGGATTACAGCGCCGGCGGCGTCGGCACCGACCTGCCGCTGCAAGTGCAAGCCTGGTGCGCCGAGAACGGCCACAACCCGCTGCTGCGCATCGTCCTGTGCGGCCATGCCGGCGAACACGACGCGCTGCTCGCCCACGGCTGGCACCTGCGCACCTGGACGGCGCGCAAGGGCTACGCCTTGGCCGACGAAGCGGTCAAGAACAGCAAGTCGGAAACGCTGTGGTGTAGCCCGCACTGCATCCAGTCAAAAACGCAAGCCGGTCTGTTCAACGAACAGCCAGCCTTACTTTTCGCATAAGGAGCCGCCACCATGGCCAAAATCACCAGCAAAGCCTCGCTAAACGTCGGCACTGAACTGACGATCGACGAGCCGGGCCGCATCATCACCCTCAACGTCGCCGGCAACCTGGTGGCGAAGGACGGCGTCACCTGGCAGGCGCTCTATTCCAAGCTGGTCGACTTGTGGGCGACCGCGACCTATCAGGACAGCCCGTTTCCCTGCTACGCCATCGACGCGCTATCCGGGCAATTCCAGATCGGCACCGACGGCAGCACGTACAGCGGCTGGAAGTTCAGTGACACCGACAGCAACGCCACCCGCAACATGCTGCGCGATGGCGGCTGGTCCGAGTATTCGGCGGCCGGCGCGCTGTTGCAGCAGTTCTCCGGCTTCGTCGGCCTCGGCGCGGTCAACAGCGGGGCGCAGCCGTATTACCACCTGGGCGCCACCGATGCGCCGGTCGACTTTCCGTTCGCCGACCAGTTCAACGTCGGCGTCAAGGTCTTCGGCGACGCCACGCACGGCAACTTCGACAAGCGCACATACGCCAAGACCTTCTGCCGCGAATACGGCAAGAAGTTCAAGTCCAGCGTGCTGGCCGACACCGGCGCCACGGCGACCGGCGCCAACAAACAGAACTTCCTGATTTCCAACGAAGACGACCTCAAGATTCTCGGGCTGCTCGGCGCCGTGCAGGCCACCGGCGATACCGCCATGGCCGGCGCGCCGTATTCCGGCATCACGGTGGCGTACTACACCGCGAACCAGAGCCGGACGATCAACAGCGTGTCGTGCAACTTCAAGACCATCATCGAGGGCAACGGCGCGACGCTGGAGCAGATTTACGCCAAGGTCCAATACCTGCTGCGCCAGGGCACCGACATCAACACCGGCGGCACGGCGGGCAGCAAGATCGGCAAGATTCAATCCGATCTGCTGGCCTTCGTCGGCGATACGCTGGTCACGTCGAATTCGGTCTATATCGACAACATCCAGACCGCCGACAGCAACCGGATCGAGTTCTACGACGACGGCGGCACCAAGCGGACCAACCCCTACACGGCCGCCGGCACCATAAGTTTCAACAGCGTGCTGGTCGGCGCCGGCTCGGCCTACCGCCTGATGTACAGCGCCCCGGACGGGGCCGGCAACGACTACGGCGAGGCGGGCGCGATCACGGTCAAGAATGCCGCCGGGGTCGACATCGCCGGCACGATCAGCGCCGCCTCGATCAATTTCGACTTCGATTACGACAACAGCACGGCCGGAGGCACGGCGGGCACCGACAAGGCCGTCACGCTGATCGGCATCAAGCCGGGAACCGGCAAATTCGCCGTCGCCACCGGCACGCTGACGCGTTCCAAGACGATCGCGCTATCGCTAGTCGCGGAAGCTGACCGGGTCTATGCCTGATGCCCATCGTCTTCGATCCGGCGAGCAAGCGGATCATCCTCGATAGCGCCAGCGTTACCGCAACCGAGCTGTACAGCCGCTCGGCCGACTGGCTGGCGCTATCCGATAACGCCAAGTACGGCGCCGTCTTCCGCCAGGTCGGCGGTGACGACCTCGGCGGCGGCCTGTCGATTCCGCCGTATTTCTTCCTGCAGGGCGCCTGGCGCGTGCGGCCGATGGAGGCCAGCCACAACCTGACCATCACCGGCAACCTGTTCGTCGATGGCGGCGGCGTTCCCGTGGTCAATACGCTCGGCGCCTATAACGTCTCGGCACAATACACCGTCCCGGTACAGGCGCAGGCCGTCGCCACCAGCGGCGGCAGCGGCCCGACCGCCGCGCAGATCGCGGCCGAGGTGCTGGCTGTGCTGCAAGCGGAGACCATCCCCGTGGATGTCCGCAAGATCAACGCCGTGACGCTGACCGGCGCGGGGACTTCCGGCGATCCGATGAGGCCGGCGTGAGCGGGTTCTGGTCGGAAGGATTCTGGATTGCCGGGTTCTGGTCGGAAGGATTCTGGGGCGAGACGAGCGAACCCGCTGTTGAAAAGCCGCCGGTCTATGGCGGACTGCGGGCGCGGCCGGAACTGGAAATCTGGCGGCGCGACGATGAAGAGGCATTGCTGATGGTGATTCTGTGATGACGCCGGCCGAACGCGAGAGATTGATCCACCAGGGCATGGCGCGGGCGCAGCGGGCGATGGAAAACCTGGACGCGACCGGACTGGCGGAGATCGAACGCGTCTACCAGTCTGCGGCGCGGGAAATCGCGCAGGTGCTGGCGGAGCGGGCGGACGATGGCAGCGAACTGACGCTGGCGCAGTTGCGCGGAGCGTTGCAGCAGATCGAATGGCGCCTGTCGACACTGTCCGAGGCGCGCGACGTGCTGGTGAACGATGGGCTGCGGGTGGCGGCGGAACTCGGCGCGCAACCGTTTCTCAGGGCCGAAGTCGACGTGACTGCGCTGCTGCGGGTGCCGGACGAGGCGGTACGCTTCACGCAGGCGTTCATCGGGGCCGATGGCTTGCAGCTTTCCGACCGCTTGTGGCGGATCGACCGCGGGGCGCGCGACGCGGTGGTGAATGCTGTTGAGCGCTCGGTGGTGATGGGGCAGAACGCGGCGCAGGCGGCGCGCGAGTTTCTGACGCGCGGCCAGCCAGTTCCGGCGGAGGTTCAGGGCAAGCTGAACGCGGCCAACGCGACGGCGATGGGGCGCGAGACGACGGCGCTGATGGTCGGCGAGGGCCGGGCCGGCGGCGGCGCGATGGCGCAGGCGCAGCGGGTGTTCCGGACGGAGATCAACCGGGCGCACGGCGCGGCGTACATGAAACAGGCTGAGCAGACGCCGGGGTTTCGTGGCTTCCAGTTCACGCTGAGCCCGGCGCACCCGAATCCGGATGTGTGCGACGAGATCGCGGCTCGCGATGCCTTCGGTCTCGGGCCTGGGGTCTTCCCGAACATGGAGGAGTTCCTGAAGGTGTGGCCGGCGCATCCGAACACGCTGTCGTATCCGGTCGGGATCTTCGGGAAGCCGTAAGCCGCCCCTTTTTTTGCCAGCCGCGCTCGGGAAAATGGGAAACGTCGCGCGGACCCCCCTGTCGGTTCCCCCTCTCTCCCACCGGCACCGCGCGACACCTTTTCAAGAGGAGGCGATGCGCGTGGGCCGACTGATCAGACTTTCCGCCGAGGGCGCTCCGGGCGCCCGGCGTTTCGTGTGCGGACTGCCGAAGACGCTTGCCGAGGGGATGAACGGCGCCGGCAAGCAGTCGTGGGTGACGCTGACGCGCACCGGACAGTTCCGCGATCCGCGCTATGGGGAATTCGAGATCACGCGCGCCCTGCTCGAAGAGATGGTGAAGAACTTCGAGGCGAATACCTACGGGCAGAAGATTTTCCTCGACGTTGCGCACAAGCCGGACAACGGCGCGGCGGCCGAGGTGCTGAAGCTGGCCATCGAGGGCGACCGTCTACGGGCTCTGGTGGCCTGGACGCCGAAGGGGATCAAGGCGGTGAAGGAGGACGGCTATGCCTACCTCTCCGCCGAATATCACGAGAACTGGCGCGACAACGAATCGGGAAGTGCCCATGGATGCGTGCTCCTGGGCGGAGGGCTTGTGACGCGGCCCTGCATCAAGAGACTGGACCCGATTGCGTTGAACGAGCAAACAGAGGGCGAAGGGCCGGCCGTGCTGCTGCACCCGACGCTGCTGAACGAACTCCTACATGAGGTACGAAAGACCATGAACAAGCATCTGGAACAACTGAAGGCCGATCTGGAAGCCAGGAAGCTTTCCGAGCCGGCGATTGCCGCCGTGACGAGGGCCGCCACGCAGGCGCTGAACGGCATGAGCGACGAGGCGCAGATGAAGGCGCTGTGCGAGGCGCTGCTGGACGGCGCGGTGAAGCTGGCGGAGTCGGGCCAGACGCCGGGCAACATCAGTATTTCACTGGGGCTGGGCGAAGATGCCGTCGGCGCGCTGGTGGCCAAGAAGTTGGCCGAGGCGCAGAGCGCCGCCCGGACGCTCGCCGAGGAAGGCGAGAAGAAGATCAAGCTGCTGGCCGAAACCATCGGCGCCAAGGTCAAGAATAGCGAGATCGCGAAAGAACTGACCGAAGCCGTCGCTGGACTGGTCGGCGGCTTGGCCGACGAGCAGGTGAAGGCGTTGGCCGAGAAGCAGATCGCGCTGGGCGAGAAGCTGGAAGCGGCGAAGCAGTTGTCGACGATGGGCTTCTCCTTCCGGGGCAATGCGCATATCAGCGTGGATTCCTCGAACCAGGTGAAGGCGCTGCAGGAAGCGGTTGACCAGCGCCTGGGTTATTCCGGGCAGAATGCGCGCCAGCGTTTCGCGCTGTCGGGCGGGGTCGAGGTGGCGGAAGGCAAGGCTCTGGCCGACAAGGTGTTGGCCGAGTTCGACGCGACCCATGGTCATCGCCTGCATGCCGAGCACAAGATGCTGGCAGGCGGCGACGGCCTGATGTCGGACGTGGCGATTCCCGCCGTGTTCGAGCGCACGGTGATCCGCGAGGTGCTGTATCAGATGGTCGGCCTGTCGCTGGTCGATGTCGGCACGGATACCTTCTCGCAGTCGGTGTCTATTCCCTACAGCTACCGCGACACGGCGGCGGCCGGCAAGGGCAACACGCGCGTCTATGAGGGGCAGGCGGTCCGGCGCGCCGGCATCAAGCAGGCGATGGATATCGCCTACCCGCTGCCGCAGAAGCTGGCTTTCGAGGTCTCCGACGAACTGCGCTACCTGGCCGGCAACGGGCAGATCAATTTCGACGTGCTGGCTGAGAACGCGCGCAACGCGGTGCGCATCATCGGCGAGGACACCGAGCAACTGATCTGGAACGAGCAGGTCAATGCCGCCGATGAGTATTCGGTGACGGCCGTCACGAATGAGTCGCTGACCGGGGTGAACGGGACGAACAAGATTTTCATCCTGGCCAACTTCCCGGTGGTCAAGCCGCGCAAGGAGTACGACCTGCAGGGCAACCAGATCGGCAGCACGGTCAACCCGGTGACGGCGACCTACAACGCAGCCGCCTGCTACGAGTACGACGGCACGGGCACGCAGTCGGCCGGCACCTATTTCGTGCTGGACTACACGTTGGGCGAGGTGCGCTTCGTCAATCAGGCCGGCGCTTCGGTGACGCCGACCAACGGCCTGGCGATCGTGTTCACGACCTACAGCTACAGCACCAACGTGGCGAAGTGGGACAGCGACCTCGGATCGCTGGCGGTCGAGAAGAAGTACAACGACCTGCTGTACCGCATCGGCCTGCGCAAGTCGTTGCTGGAAGACCAGCGTTCCTACGCCGCATCGCAGATGCTGCTGTCGGGTACGTTGATGACGGCGATCGAGCAGGCGGATACCTTCGGCGCGAACTTCGCGCGGCCGGGAACGACGCTCGACCAGAACGGCAACCTGGGCGCGGTCAAGGGCATTCCCGGCTTCAAGAGCTACGCGCCTGGGCTGCAACTGGCGGATAACCGCATCGTCGTCGGCCAGCGCGGGCTGACCCGCTTCCGCATGCTGAAGCCGTGGCAGATGGGCCAACTTCAGGACCAGAAGGACAGCAACGGCCGCTTCACGGGCAAGAAGGAAGCCTACGGCGACCAGTTCATCGCGCTGCACACGCCGGTCCCGCTGAAGATGGGCCTGACCTCCATCGTGGTTTACAGCGCGACCGCGCGCGTCAATCGCGCTTCGTAACCGGGTCTCATCCCTGTTGGACCTTACCCCGGCCGGTGATCCGGTCGGGGGATTTTTCGGAGAAGGACAGATGAGCAAGACGGTTTCGATCAGCAACGACGGGACGGATGCGCGCTTCGTCATGGGGATCATGATCGCGCCCGGCGAGACGCGGGTGTTCACGGCAGAAGAGGCCCCGCCGGAGTTGCGTCCGGACGCGGAAGCGTTGCCGGTTGCCGCGGAGTACGACCAACTGGCGTTCCTTGTTGGGTTGCCGGTGGCCAAACTGGTGTCGTGGCTTCCCGGTCTGAACGACGAGGAACTGGGCCGCCTGGAGGAGCTGGAGCAGGCTAAAGAGAAGCCGCGCGCCGGCGCGCTGGCGGAGATCACCGGCGAGCGCCTGCGCCGTGCCGAGGCGGGAACGCCGGGAGGACTGGATGAGGGCGCGGACGGCACCGACGAGGCGGCCGATACGGCAGCGGCCGGCGAGGGCGGCGAGGCGTAAATGGCCGGAACGATGTCCCGCGCCGATCTGGTGCTGTCGCTGAAGGAGAGCCTGCTGGATGCGGCGGGCGCTTTCCCGGCGGCGGCCGACGCGGATTTTCAGAGGCACATCGACAAGGCGGCGGCGGACATGCACCGCGTGCGTCCGCGCACGCTGCTGGGCGAGGTGACGCTGACCGCCGATGTCGGCGAATACGCCGGTCCTGCCGACCTGATGCGCTTCAAGTCGGCGCTGTGGGGCGTGCAGCCGGACTGGTCGGCGGCCAAGCCGTGGGAAAAGACATGGCCGGGGCGGCTGCCGCGTTGCCGGGTGCTCGATGACGGCTCGCTGTCATTGTCGCCGCCACCGACGGCGCAGCAGATCAGCCTGCTCGGCAGCGCGTACAGGTTCTATTACGTCGGGCGCGACGCGGTGGGCACGCTGGCCGCGGACACGACGATCGTTGCCGCCGACCGCGACATTCTGCTATTGCGGGCGCAGGCGGAGGCGATGCACGAACTGGCGATGCGCGACAGCGTGCGGCCGGTGCAGGTGGGCGGCGGCTTCGGGCAGCACGCGAAGACCGGGACGCCGCAGGCGCTGTGGGAAAGCATGATGACGGCCTGGCTGTTTTCGTGATGAGCGGCATTTCCATCCGGATTGACGAGGCGCGGGTACTGGCTGCGTTCGAGCGGGCGGATTCGGTGATGCGTGCGCATGTCGGCGGCGCGCTGCAGATCGGTGCGAGCGAGATCGCCGAGGAGGCGAGGCGGCTGGTGCCGAAGTCGATTGAAAATCTGCTGCATTCGATCATGACGGAGCCGTCTGGAGAGATGGCATGGATGGCGAAGGCAGGCACGCTACATGCGGCAGCCGTTGAATACGGAACCGGCCCGGCGGCCGGGCGGCCGAAGTATTACCCGAACCCCGACAACCTGTTGCAGTACCTAATGGCGACGCCAAAAGCACGCAGATTCAAGAGCTTCAAGCGCTCCGAGCGTGGCCGGTTGGAACAGGAAATGGGCGTCGTGCGGCGGGCGCAGGCGTTCGCCTGGTGGATTTACCAGCACGGCACGAAGGCGCAGCCGTACATGGCGCCGGCCGCGGAGGCCAAGCGCGACCGCTGCGTCGAATTGGTGCGGGCATCGGTGCAGGCGGGCATCCTGGAGGCTTTCGGTGGGCACGCCTGAGCAGACGCTGGCCGCCCTGCGGACCGGGCTGGAAACGGCTCTGCCGACGCGCATCGTGCGCCGCGATTTTCGGCCGTTGGCGCAGTGCAAGGCGGCCGATCTGGTGACCGGGATTCTGACGCTGGTCAATCGTGGCGAGCGCGATTACGCGAACTACCTCGGGCGCGAGGCGCAACTTGGGACGCTGGACGTGCTGCTGATCGGGCAATTGAAGGTGGCCGACACGGCGGCGCCGCTGGCGATCGAGCAGGCGGAGCTGGCGCTGGCGGAGGAAGTGAAGGGATTTTTGCAGGCGCCGGCTCCGGCCGGGGTGACGGAATGCCTGGCGCAGTCGTTCGCGCAGAGCGGACAACTGGAAGCGCCGTTCGGCTGGGTGATTTTTGAACTGGAGGTGCGTGGGTGAGCAAGGGCAAGGCGGAACAGCCGGCGGCGGACGAGCACGCCGGCAAGGGCGGCAGTTATGTCGTCGAGAATGGAAGGCGCGTGCTGGTGGAACGCACGCAATCGCGCGAGGACGCGCAACAAGTTGATCCGGAGGTGAATGATGTCGCTGCTGATTCGTAAGACGGCCATCCTGGCCAAGATCGAGACGGTGTACGGGACCGACCCGGTGCCGACCGGCGGCGCGAACGCGATCCTGATCGCCGGCGAGCCGAATGTGTCGCCGATGGACATGAAGGTCGTGGACAGGGACATCCTGCGCACTTTCTTCGGCAACAGCGAGAAGCTGCCGACCGGGATCTTCAGCAAGGTGGATTTCCCGTGCGAGGTGGCGGGTTCCGGCGCGGCCGGCACGGCGCCGGCCTGGGGGCCGCTGCTGCGCGCCTGCGCCTTCTCCGAGACGATCTCGGCCGGGGTCAGCGTGGCGTATGCGCCGGTCACGGACAGCCTGGAATCGGCGACGATCTACTTCAATCGCAACGGGGTGCTGCACAAGCTGACCGGGGCGCGCGGGACGGTGAAGTTCGGGTTCACGGTCGACGCCATCCCGAAGTTCGATTTCAGCTTCACCGGGCTGTTCAACACGGCGACCGACACGGCCGCCCCGTCGCTGACACTGACGGCGTGGAAGACGCCGAAGGTGTGCAACCACACGAACACCCCGACGTTCACGATCCACGGCGTTGCGGCCAAGCTGCAGATGCTGGACATCGACATGGCGCACGAGATCAGCGCCTTCGCGCTGCTGAACGACACCGAGCATGTCGAGATCGTCGACCGCAAGCCGGCCGGAAAGATCGTCATGGAAGCCACCCTGGTGGCGACCAAGGATTGGTGGACGACGATCAAGGACGCGACGACCGGCGCGCTGCAGGTGGTGCATGGGCTGACGGCGGGCAACATCGTCCAGGTGGACGCGCCGAAGGTGCAGATTTTCAACCCGACGTATTCGAACTTCCAGGGCATCGCGATGCTGAACGGCGATCTGGTCTTCGCGCCGAACGCCGGCAACGACGAACTGGTCATTACGGCGAAGTAGGACACCATGGGCGAAAAGGTCTTGTTCAAGCTGGAGCCGGCGCCGACGTTCTGGGCGCCGGTACAGATCCCGCTGCCGGGCGGCGAGACGGGGGAAATCCGCGTCAAGTTCCGCTATCGCAACCGCGACGCCTTTGTCGAGTTGCTGAAGGAAGCCGGGACGCTCGACGATGTCGACATGCTGCTGCGGGTGATCGACGATTGGGACGGCCCGGACGCGGCATTCTCGCCGGAGACTCTGGGGCGGCTGCTGGGCAACTACCAGCAGGCCAGCCGGGCGCTGTTTCGCGCCTACCGCGACAACCTGCTGGGGGCCGCAGAAAAAAACTGATCGGGGCCGCGCGCTTCTGGGCACGCGGCGGGCGCGGCGACGCGGATGCGCTGGAGGCGCTGCTCGGCTTCGGGGTCGAGGCGCTGGAGGCGCAATCCTGGCTCGATGCGGCGGCCGAAGGTCAGGAGCAAAGCTACGGGCTGTGGCCGGACAACTGGCCGGCCTTCTCGCTGTTCCTCGATCTCAAGACGCAGTGGCGGCCGGGTCCGATGGGCGGCGTGCTGGGGCTGGATTACGCGGCGATCGCGCCGACGATGGATCTGCGCGGGATCAAGCGCAAGCGGCGCGGTGATCTGTTCGACGCGCTGCAGGCGATGGAGGCGGCGGTATTGCAGGTGGTGGCGGAGAAGTAGACGCATGATGGGCGGCACCGGCCGCCCCTTTTTTTGCCTGGCGCACGCGTCAAAATCGGGCGCATGAGCGATAAGAACGCCGAAGTCAAAGTCATCGTCAGCGCGGACATCACGGGCGTCAAGCCGGGGATCGACGCGGTCAATGCGCAGTTGCGCTCGATGTCGGAAAAAGCCAAGGTCACGTCGAACGAGACTTTCGCGCTGTTCGACAAGATCGACACCGGGGCGAAAAGGGCCTCGCAGCAGACGCAGCAGGCGGCGCGGTCGTTCACGGCCTTGCAGAGCGAGGTGAACAAGACCACCGGCTTCTTCGACAAGCACACCTACGCGCTGCAGAACGCTTCGTATCAACTGACGGACTTCGCCGTGCAGGTGCAGAACGGCACGCGGGTTTCGGTCGCCCTGGGCCAGCAGTTGCCGCAGTTGCTGGCGGGCTTCGGTGCGCTGGGGGCTGTTGTCGGGCTGGCTGCGTCGCTGTTGCCGACGTTGGTAACGATGATGGCCAACACGGACAGTGGGGCGAAGAGCCTGAAGGACGCGCTGGGAGATCTGAACGACACGATCGGCGACGTGGGCAAGACGGCGCGCGAGTTCAACATGGACAAGTTGTACGCGGAGTACAACAAGGCCAATGAAGCCACGCGCCTGGCGATGATCGAGCAGGTCAAATTCCAGCAGACGCTGATCGAGACGCAGCGGCTGATCTCTTCGCAGTCGCTGAGCAAGAGCCTCGAAGGCGTCGGCGACTATTCGTTCGTCGAGAAGATGAAGGGCGCCTACGGGAATGGCCCGGCGGCGAGCCTGGCGAAGGAATATGGCATTTCCCTGGAGGCGGCCAAGGACATGCTTCCGGCCATCAAGGGGTTGCGGAGCGGCACGGAAGACGCCAGCAACTTCATGGCACGCTTCGGGACCGAGTTAGCCAGGAGCAGCAAGGGGCCGGCGCAGAAACTTGTCTCAGACGTGAAATCGTTGGCGGACGCTGGCCGCGACGCGGCGGCGGCACAGTCGCGGCTTTCCGAGGCATCCGGAAAGATGATCAAGGCCGGGAAGACCGGGAAGATCGAGATCGACGAGAAGGGCGGGCGTGGCGGCGGCGTGGCCAAGGCATCGGATTTCGAGCAGACGATGCAGTCGCTGCAGGAGAAGGTGGCGGCGACCAATCTGGAAATGGAGTCGACCGAGAAGCTGACCGCGGCGGAGAAGGAGCACGCGAAGTGGTTGGCAGAGATCGACTCAGGGCGCAAGAAGCTGACGCCGGCCGAACGCCAGGCGGCCGAGGCGAAGTGGCAGGAGTGGCTGGCGCTGGACAAGCTGAACGCCGAGCGGCAGAAGTATCTGGCCGGGGTCGAGAGGCAGACGGAGGCCAACATCAAGCAGCGCCAATCGCTGGTCGAGCAGATCGAGGCGACGAAGCGCGAGGCAGATCTCTACGGATTGACGGCCGACCAGATCGCGACGGTGACGGCGGCGCGGCTGGAGGAGGCGATTGCGATGGCGCGCGCGGGCGGCGCCTACGAGGAGCAGATCGCCTATATGGAGGAGGAACTGCGCCTGCAGAAGGAACTGGCTGACGCCAAGGAGCAGGTACAACTGAAATCGCTGACCGCCGGCACCGAGGAGGTGAAGCGTAAGCAGACCGAGGCGAAGCAGGCGCTGCTCGACCGCGCGCTGGCGTCCGGAGAGATCGACGAGAAGACCCATAAGCAGGCGTCCGATAAACTCAAATCAGCGTCCGACGACATCGACGAATTCGGCAAGAAGGCGGCGCAGTCGATGCAGCAGGCCTTCGCGGATTTCTTTTTCGATCCCTGGGCCAAGGGAACGAAAAACATGGCGCAGCAGTTCGGTGAGGCGGTGCGGCGCATGATTGCCGATGCCGCAAGCGCGCAATTGCTCAAGCTGTTGATGGGGAATTACGGCAAGGACGGGAAAGTCGGCGGCGTTATTGGCGATCTTTTCTCCAGTGCCATGTCGTCTTTTGGCGGTGGCGGTGGCGGCGGGATTGACTGGGGTTCGTACTCGGTGCCGACGTGGCACGAGGGCGGGATGGTCGAGCCGGGTGGGCAGACGGCGATGCGCCAGGTGCCGGCGGCATTGTTTAGCCGCGCCCGGCGTTACCACGGCGGCGGACTGGTCGGCGACGAGGTGCCGGCGATCCTGAAGCGGGGTGAGCAGGTGCTTACCAAGGAGCAGCAGCGCGCCGCGCGCGGTGGGCAGAACATGAACCTCGTTCAGAATTTCTACGGCCAGACCGAGCCGGCGCAGGTGAAGCGCGCGGCGGCTTCGGCAATGCGCCAGGTTGCCGGAACCGTCGGATCATCGCGGAGGTACGCCTGATGGCCGATTTCCTCGAGGAGCGCTTTTCAGAATTGATTCGTTATGGCTCGACATGGCAGGACGATTTCGCGGTGCGTGAAATAAGATCGTCGAACGGAGACGAATATCCCTCACTGATTCATCCCTATCCGATCAGAACGTTCGATATTTCGTTCATGCTCGATTCCGCCCGCCTGTGGACAGAACTGATTAACGTCTATCACCGCGCGCACGGCAAGTACGCCGGATTCCGCGCCCGCTGCTTCGACGAATACAGCACCAACGGAACCAAGGGAACGCCGACCGCGCTCGACCAGCCAACGCTTGTATTGACGGCAACCACCCGCCAGCTTATCAAGCGCTATGGAACCGACAAGACCGCTGGCACATCCGGATATTCCTACCGGAAACTTAAAAAGCCGGTTTCCGGAACCGTCGTCGTCGCCAAGAACGGGACGCCGCTGACCGGTGGCCAGTTCACCGTCGACACGACTACCGGGATCGTCACTGTGCCAGGCGCCCTGATCACCGACACCATCACGGCCGGGTGCGAATACGACTTCGCGGTTTGCTTCGCAAGCGCACTTCCGGTCGGCCAAGACTATCCCGGATGGCGGCCGGTCGAATCCGTCAAGCTCCGCGAACGTCTCAACCCATGAAAACAACCGTCGCGCCCTACCAATCGTCCGCCACCTGCGTACGGATCGAATGCGTCAACGGCACCGTCGTGCGGATCACTGATTACCCGTTCGATCTCACGATGTCGAACGCCACAACCTACAAGACCGATTACGGCTATAGCCCGACCGCGCTATCGTCCTCGACGACCTTCTCGCCGTCGGCCATCGACCTCGAGGGCATCACAGCCGTTGGCGGAGTGACCCGCGACGCGCTGGCGTCCGGTGTTTTCGACAACGCCCGCATCTTCATTTTCCGCTGCAACTACTTCTCTCCGGTCGAGGATTACGAGCCGATGGCTTCGGGGTTCTTCGGCAAGACGACACTGGTCGATGACCATTACCGCATCGAAGGCATGAGCCTGATCGACGCACTCAGCCAGTCGGTCGGCAGCCTCTATACCGCCTCGTGTCAGCGGATCTACGGCAGCGCGGCTTGCGGGATCAACCTGGCATCGGTCACGGTGGTTGGGGCGATTACCTCGATTACCAGTTCGCGGGTATTCCGCGACTCGTCGCGCAGCGAGCCGGCCGACTGGTTCGGCGCTGGCACCATTGCCTTCACGTCCGGCCCGAATGTCGGACTCAAGCCGCTGGAGATCGCCAGCTACGGTGCCGACGGGACGATCAGCACGTTCGACCCGCTTTACTACGCGCCGAGCATCGGCGAAACCTTCACGATGACCAAGGGTTGCCGGCGCCGTCAGGCCGATTGCGTCGCACAGGGTAACATCATCAATTTTTTCGGATTCACCCGCATCCCGACCGGGAGCACCTATGCCCAGATCGGCGGCCAGTGATGCGCGATGACATCGTTGCCGCCGCCCGCGCCGAGATCGGCACGCCATTCCGCCACCAGGGGCGCACGCCCGGTCGCGCGCTCGACTGCGCCGGGCTGATGATCATCATTGCCGGCCGCATTGGCTCAGAAGTCATCGACAGCACGGCTTATGCTCGCCGCCCGTCGTCAGCATTGCTCGAGATGGCGCTTGACATGCAGCCGTGCCTGACGCGCGTCGCGCTCGATGCCATCGAGCCGGGCGATATACTGCTCATGAAGTTCGAGGGTGATCCGCAGCACCTGGCTATTTTCGCTGGCCGCAGCGATATCTATCAGGACGACGGAATCATTCACGCCTGGGCGCAGGCGCGAAAGGTCTGCGAGCACCGTCTGACGCCTGACTGGCGCGCCCGCATCGTCCGCGCCTATCGTTTCGCTGGGGCAGCATGAGTTCAGCCGGCCAGATAATCGGTACCGTTGTTGGCGGCATCGTCGGGGCGATGATCCCTGGCGGCTACATCATGCTCGGCGCCGCCATCGGCGGCATGATCGGAAGCTATCTTGATCCGCCAAGGCAGAAGATCAACCGACCGACCACGGACCTGTCGGTACAGACGGCAACATATGGAACGCCGATAGGAACGGGATACGGAAATTACGCGACCTACGGAAATGTCTTCTGGGTCAAGGGCAACAAGCTCGATCTGGTTGAGGGCGACGACGGCGGCAAGGGTGGCGGCAGCGAGCCGACTCCGGACAAGGTCTACGGCACCTTCGCCATCGGCTTTGGCGAGGGCGAGATCGCCGGCTTCGGGCGCATCTGGTGCAACGGGAAGCTTGTTTATGACCCGACCTCGACGGATGTTTCGGCAATGCTTGTCTCCGCCAGCATGAACAACATCAATGCGGCCAGCGACCGGAAGTCACAATCGACGGGCGGCCAGGGCAGCGGCGGCATGACGTTCTATCTCGGGACGGCGGATCAGCTTCCCGACCCGAACATCCAGGCCGACATGGGCGCCGCCTATACGCCGGGCTATCGCGGGTTGCGCTACATCGTCTTCGTCAACTGGCCGATGGAAGACTACGGGAACACCCTCATGGGCCTGCAGGTCAAGGCGGAAATACTCAATTCCGCGACCGTAGATCAGTACGCGCGCTTGAGCTATGTAGATGAACTGCTGCCGGATACCAACACGTTCCCTGGCGCTCTCGGTACGGAATACGGATATTTCAATCCGCGCGTCGAGAACGGGCTGTTTATCGTCGAGAAGCACAGCGACGCCAACGACTACACCTACACCGCGAGCATTTCACACGAAGGCGTTCTAGTGTCATCGACACTCAGCTCGTTTTCCGGAAGCGTCCCGGTCTCCGGGACGTTCGGCTATATCGGGAGTTGCGTCGCCGGTGATGTGATCTATGACAGCAACGCCTACACCGGCAACTTCACCGTCGGCGGCAACGTGTTCAAGGTCAAAACTTCGGACGAGAACAACACCTGCCACGGCATGGCGGTCGGGGTCGATGGGCGAATTTACGCACTTGAAACCGTCGCCGGGGCGTGGAAGTTCAACATTTACGACGGGACGACGCTCGCCCTGATTTCGTCCGGCGCGAATAACCCGATCCGCCTTGGAAATACAAGCATCTCCTTCCCCTGCATTCCGGGAAACAATAACACCTTCGTGGTCGAGTCAGACGGGGTTCATGTATGGTCGGCACAGGAGGGAGGAGGGCAGGATGCTTTCATCGTCTGCACCATTTCAGATGCCGGCGACCTGACGACGTTACATTCCTACAACACAACGACCGAGAGTCACCTGGGGGACTATGCGCGCCTTTCGGCGCTCTATGCCGATGGCGGACTGTGCTGTGGCGTCAATGACCACGGAGATTTTTTCACGTATAGCCGGATCGAGGTGCTCGACCCGACCAATGTCGATCTCGCGGACATCATCGAGTCGCGCTGCCTGCTCTCCGGCCTGCTGACGGCAGGCGACCTTGACCTGAGCGACATCACGCAGACGGTACGCGGCTACCGGGTGCACGAAGTGACCTCCATCCGCGCATCGCTGGAACCGTTGCAGGGCGCTTTCCCGTTCGACATCATCCCGTCCGGATACCAGCTTTCCTTCAAGCCGCGCGGCGTTTCACCCATTGCGACCGTCGACATCGGCGAATGCGGTTGTGTTTCCGGAAACGAGAAGATCGGCGACATCCTGACGCAGTCGCGCGAGATGGACAGCCAGTTGCCGGTCAAGGTGCAGATCACCTATTTTGATGTCGCGCGCGAATACGACAAGGGGACCGGACCTGGCGCCATGCGCCTGAATACCGACGCGGTCAATATCCAGAACATCGACATGCCGATCGTTCTCAACGCGAACGAGGCCGCAGGTATCGAGGAAGTTCTGCTCTATCTCTACTGGATGGAGCGCACCGAGTTCAAATTCGTGCTGCCGCCGACGCGGCGCAACCTGGAACCGTCCGATGTCATCACCCTGACCGCGCCCGGCGCCAGCTATGACCTGCGCCTGACGGAAATCAACGACCTCCCGGACGGGCGCATGGAGTGCAGCGCGCGTCCGAACAACCCGGCAGTCTACACCCCAACCGCGCAGGGACAGGAAAGCCTGAGCCTCGGGCAGGTGCTGTCATACGGCGGGGGAACGCTGCTGCGCCTGCTCGACATCCCGTGTGTCGATGACACGTACCAGAACACGCCGGGATTCGTCGTGGCGATGGACGGCTATTCCGCCGGCTGGCCAGGCGCCACCATCTTCGGCAGCAACGACAATGGAACAACTTGGGGCGCGCTGGACAGTCTGACCGCGCCGGGGAGCGCGCTCGGGCAACTGGTCACGGCGCCGGGCGCCGGGCGAACCGATGTCATCGACACCAAGAATTCATTCACCGCCCGCTTCTACTCGGCGGCCAGTTTCGCCACCCTGACGTTTTCCGAGTTCTACGCGGAGGGGAATGCCTTCGCCATCGGCGCGCACGGGCGATGGGAAATCATCTGCGTGAAAACCGTGGTCGAGAATGCCGACGGAAGCTTTACCTTCTCCGACCTGATGCGCGGGCGTTACGGCAGCGAGGCCAATACCTGGGGGCACCAGCCAGGAGATTCAATCGCGCTGCTCGATGCGACCCGACTCGAATTCATCAACATGAACACGTCGGCCATCGGCCTGCAGCGGCTTTACACCGGGGTCACGCTCCGGCAAACGCTCAGCCCCGACCTGGCGCAGGCGTTCACTTATTCCGGCGAAAATCTGGAATGCCTTTCGCCGGTCTATCTGAGCGGCGACTGCGACCCGACGAGCAGCAACTGGACCATCAAGTGCACTCGCCGCACCAGAACGCCGGTGGAGCCCTTCTCCGGTGTCGCGCAGCCGCTCGGCGAAACGACGGAAGCCTACGAGGCTGAAATCTGGACGGATGATTTCGCCACGCTCGGGCGCACCGTCACCGGCCTTACGGCGCCGACGTTGACCTATACGAGCGCGCAGCAAACAACCGATTTTGGCATGGTGATGGGGTCGCTCGGGGTCAAGTGGTATCAGATGTCTCCGGTAGTCGGTCGCGGCCATCCACTTTCCGGAGTGCTCGTCAATCCGGTTTCGCAGATCGACCCGTACATGGCCTATCGCTTCCTGGCGACGCGCATGAACGGGACGAATGGCAGCACGACGTTCACCGACATGTCTCCTCAGGGGCATGCCATGACCGCCGGCGGAAATACCAAGATCACCACGTCAACCTTCATGGTTGGCGATTCGTCCGGGACGTTCGATGGTACGACGGACTACATTTCGGTCGGCGCTTCACAGGCTTTTGCCTGGATGCATAAGGGTACGGAATCCTGGACGATGGTCCTGCGATTCCGCACAACTGTGGTCGATGGCACAAATTACCGGGCGATCTGGGCGAATTTCACTGGTGGCTCGAATAACGGGGTGGTCATCCTGCAGGGGCCTTCAGGCAACCTGGTCGTCACCATCGGAAATGGGACAGCCGGGTCGGCGCTGGCATTTATTGCAACGGCGGTCCTTACAGCAAACACATGGTATTACGCCGAAATCAATTTCGACGCGACTGCAGCCAACGGGTCGAAGATGAAAGTGTTTCTTTCAGGGACTTCGGTGGGGTCTCAAACGGGCGGCACCGACACCTATTCCAGCGGCGCTGCAGAAACGGCGGTATCTCGCATCGGGTCATATGGAACCGGCGACTTTTCGTGGATCGGCCAGATGCAGGAAATGATCATCTATCGCGGCGTGGCAATCCACCGATCCAATTATTCGCCACCGACCTGGCAGTTCCCGGTTTAAGGAAAACTCATGGCAGACTCAACCACCCACCTCGATACGATCATTCAAGGCAGCGGATCGCAGGACCTGCAGGCCAACGCGCTCTATGATGCAGCCAGCCCGGCAACCTTGTTCGCCCGCCGCGCATCGACCAGCAGCGGCCTGACCTGGGGCTACTACGGCGGCAACGTCACGAAGTCCGATGGAACCCAGACGACCATCGCCAACGGCACGCTGTCATTGACGCCGAGCGTGACGAATTATGTCGTCGCACAGAAAAGCGACGGCGCTGTCAGCGTGCTCACATCGACCACGAACTGGAACGATACGGCGAACTACTGGCGGCTTTACAACATTACCGCCGGGGCGTCGAGCGTTTCCAGCTACACCGATGAACGCGAGCTGGGGCGAATGACCGGACTTGGGACCGGGCTGGTCGCGCCGGTGACGAAAACCGGAAACTTCACCCTGGGCGCCAACGAGAACGAGGTTATCTGCAACGGCGGCGCCTCGATCACCGTGACGCTGCCTTCCGCCTCGTCGTGGGTTGGGCGCAAGGTGCGCATCAAGACGCGCGCGGCCTATACGGTGATTTCCGCATCGTCGAACGTCAAGCCGCTGGACACCGACACGGCAGGCACTGCGATCCTTGCCGCGACTGCCGGCAAGTGGGCGGAACTGGTGAGCGACGGCAGCAACTGGATCATCATGGCGGGGAACTGAAATGAACGACGAACGCCGTACGCGCCTCTGGAGCGAGATCGGATTGCTAACCGCCGTCCGCGACCGAATCAAGCGAATCCGCGACGACGAAGACAATGGGCGGCGCGGATCTCCGCGGCACGGCTACGGCAGCGAGGATGCATCCGACTCCCTTTCAGAGGCCAGTCATGTCCTGCTGATCGCCATCGACCGACTTGAAAAGGCGCGCAAGCAATGAGTTATCACGAAGTCACGCAGAAGCAACTGCTGGAAATCATGCCGTACGCCAGCGCGATCCACATCGAGCAGTTCATCGAGCCGCTGAACGCGGCCATGCATGAGTTCGGCATCGACACGCCGAAGCGCCAGGCGGCCTTTCTGGCGCAGATCGCCCACGAATCCGGAAGCCTGCGCTACGTGCGCGAGCTGGCGGACGGCAAGGCTTACGACGGCCGCGAGTCGCTCGGCAACACGCACCCGGAAGCGATCGCCATCGCGGCCGGGAAGGGAACGACGCCAGGCCCCTTCTACAAGGGTCGCGGCCTGATCCAGATTACGGGATACGCCAACTATTCCGCGTGCGGCAAGGCGCTGTTTGGCGACAAGGCGGTCTTAACCGTCAATCCGGAATTGCTGGAGCGGCCCGACCTTGCCTGTCGTTCGGCGGCCTGGTACTGGTCGAGTCGCAACCTCAACGCACTCGCCGATGCCGGAGACTTCGAGGCGATCACGCGCCGGATCAACGGAGGTCTCAACGGCCAGGCCGACCGCGTCGCCTACCACAAGCGGGCGCTTGCAGCGCTCGCCGTCGATGCGGGAGGCGGCGCCGAGGCACCTTCCCCTTTTCCCCAGAACCCCCCCCAGAAAAAGGAGAGACCATCGTGGCTCCATTCGTTATGGCAGCGCTTCCGGCGCTCCTGAACGCCGCTCCATCACTGATTCGCATCTTCGGCGACGGACCGCAATCCGAGAAGAACGCGCAGACCGCCGAGGCCGTCGCGCAGATCGCCCGCGAGGTGACGGCCGAGCCGACCACGGAGGGCGCGGTTGCCAGGCTGCAGGCCGACCCGGTCATGGCGACGACGTTTGCCGGCGCGGTCGAGGAGAAGTGGTTCACCCTGACCGGCGAGGCGGGCGGCGGCGGCATCGCCGGGGCGCGCAAGGCGGATACGGCGGCAGCCGCCGGCCCGGCGCCGTGGAAGTCGCCAGCGCTGTGGGTGACGCTGGCCATGCTGCCGCTGGTCTATCTGGTCGTCGGCGCCGTGCTCTTCGGGGCGGGGTGGACGGCTGAAATCAAGGCGATGGTGGTGTCGTCGGTGATCAGCATCGTGCTGGGCGGCGTGTCCGGGTACTACCTGGGGACGAGCTACGGCAGCCAGAAAAAGACAGAAATCATCGCGGAGCGCCGTTGATCATGCGCGAGTTCGACGGTAACGAAGAGGGCGCGGATATCCGGCATATCCACAAGCGCTGCCTCGACGGCGAGGCGATCGCGCATTTTCACCGGCGGGTCGATGCACAGGCAGAAACGCAGCAGCAGATCCTGCTCGAGCTCAACAAGATGAGCAAGGCACTGGCCGAGCATGTGGCCAGCGAGGAGGCGCTACGTCCGGCGCTGGTGGAAATGGCTGAAATGTGGGGACGATCGAAGGCGATTGCCTGGATGTTCACCAAGCTGGCGAGCTTCGTGGCGATCAGCGCGGCGGCCTGGTCCTGGATCAGGGATCACGTCAAATGACCGGTGGCGTCGTGGCGGGTTACGACTCGTTCGAAATCCTCCTGTTCGCCCTGCTCGCCGTCTTCGTGGCGGGAGTCGTCTGGGGGCTGTCGTTCCTGCTGGAGTTCCTGATCGTCCGCTTCGAGCGCTCGTGCGGCGCCGAGCATTACGACAAGTACCGGAAGTAGATCATGGGCGGCGGCAATCTTCGACACCTCGGGATGATCGCGACTTCGGGGTCGTGGCGGCGGCACTGGCTGGAATGGCGGTGGGGGCGTTACCCGTGGCGGCATAAGTTGCGGCCGCATCCGAAAAATCCGCGGTCGATCGGCAGAAAGCAGGAGCAGTTTGTTTCCGGCGATGCGTTGCTCGGGGTGAAGAATGAATGAAGGGGAATGTGATTATTCCGACTCGTCAATTTTTCGACGCACCCAACCGCTACCGCCGAGTTTGCGTAGTTGGTCGCGTTGGGCGGGCGTCAGGCGAACCGACACCAGAACGCTTGGGGCGCCTTGTGCCAGCGGCTTGCGCCCTTGGCCCCTTCCGGGGCCCCCGCGTTTTTCTTGCGAAGTCATGCGATCGCCTCACTAATGTCTTGCATGAGCAAATCAATATCGCCCTGGGTGCGATCCGGGCCATGCGTAAACACCACGTTTTCTTCCTTGGTAACTCTCGCAAATGACCCATACGTTGCCACTTGGACAGATACGAAATCGGTGATGAACACGCAGCCGTCAACGCGTTCCCTGCACTCAGAAACCTCCTTGATCTGAGCGCCAGCCGCCTCAAGCCTGACCGCCATCAAAATTGCCTTGTCCATTGCTTTCCCCTGTGTATTTTGGTGGCCCCTTTCGGGGGCTCCGCGTTTGGTCATCATTTCAAAATTGCGGTGCCGTTGCCGGATATTGGCGAACAATGCTGTCCCACTTCTCTGCGGAAATTGGCCACCAGATTTCGCATCCGCCGTCGGTATCGCCGCGAAACTCGAAGTATTTCGCTGACCGTTTTGAAAACTGCGCGCGGGCCGGGCAGCCTGCAGATTCTGCTCTGCGATTCCAGTTTTTGCTGAAGGCGGCTGCGGTCATTTCGTTCTCCTGATTGTTTGCTGTTTCGATGTTGTTATTGTAATACTAAATCAAAATAAGTCAAGGGTTTTTTTCGGGGTTTTTTCACGTCGACCGCTGTAGGCGTTAGAAAGCCAGCCGGGGCGGGCTGTTGCGGTCGACCGCGAAAAGCGGGCGGTTTTCAGGCGGCGGCGACGAGCTTGCAGCGCGGGCAGGTCTGGCCGCCGTCAAGCCAGTCTAGGCCGGGCGGGTGGGCGCAGCGCTGGCAGACTGCGCGCGGGTGGTGGAAGGTTGAGGACGCGGCTGATTCTGCCCGACGGGTCGACGCGGGCGTTGAACTGGACGAACCGGCATCCGAATCAGGCGAGCCGGGCGGGTTTGGTGTTGTTCCGGCATTCCGGCGAGGTGGTCGACGGGGCGATGGCGCGGCGGTTGATCGCGCAGGGGGCGCGGATCGAGACGACGCATCCGGAGCGTATCCGGGCGGCGCTGGGGTTCGCCGAGGATGCCGCGGGGATCGTGGGGATGGAGGAGGCGGATTAGCGCCTGGCGTCTTCGAGCGCGGCTTCCAGTGCGTCGTAGCCGATGCCGCGATAGCGGTACAGTCCGCGTTCGAAGGTGATGCCGTGTTGCCGCATCAGCTTTTCTTCTTCGGTTAGCGGCGCGGCGACCGGTGCCGTAACGATGGCCGGTGGTAGATCGCTGCCGCAGTGCTTGCAGCGGATGGCTTCGTTCCTGATCTCTTCGGCGCAGTAGGGGCATTTCCTGAGCGCGCGCGCGGCGGATGCGTCGCCGGCCGCTCGGGCCGGCGCGGTCTTGCTGCGGCCGATGGCGACGAGCACCACGCCGATGACGGCGCCGAACATGCCGAGATTGATCAGCGTGCGCTGGTCCTGGAGCAGGCCCAGGTTGTGCACGCGCTGGCCGTGACCGCTGGACACGCTGGTGTCCATCGCCAGGCCGAAGAGGGTGATGAGGAGGGATAGCGCGATGGCGACGGTGCCGAGAGTTTTCATGGTTGTTAGTTGAATAGGGATAAGAAGGCTAGCTGCTTTTCTGGCCCCCACCGTCGAAACAGGGTGAGGAATCTTTTCTCAATCTCGCTTATTTCCTGCGGCACATAATAGGTTTGCGGGTCCGATTCGGCGACCCCTTGTAGCGTTTTCGGTTTATCGAACGAGCCGCGCAGTCGCGCCAAGACTTCGGCGTTGAGGCTCCTTCCGTTGGCGCGCGCCACTTCCACGAGTTGTTTCTTCAGGTCTTCCGGGATGCGAATCCCGGTCGGCGGTATTTCTCGTATTCCCATTTTCACAGTGTAGCCATCATGTGTTGACATTCCGTGCGCCGCTGTGTAGTCTGTATGTGTAGTCACTGTGTAGCGAGCTAATTATGAGAATGGTTGCAGGAGCAAAAGAGAATCCGGTGGCGATTCGTTTTCCCAAGGCGGTGCTTGTCGCAGTTACCGAGCAGGCGCGGGCCAACGGGCGGAGCAGGAACTCGGAAATCATCGTCCGCCTGGCCACGTCTCTGGGTTTGGATCAGATGAAAGAGGCTGGTTTTCAGAAGGAGAAGGCAGCATGAGCAAGATGATTTCGATTGGCCTGAATTTCAGCGGTGTGGTGCTGCCGATTGTCGAAAGCGAGGACGGGTTCCAGCGGGTGCCGCTGAAGCCGATTTGCGATGTGGTCGGCATCAATTGGGCAGACCAGCACAAGAAGATGCAGGTGCCTTATCTGGTGCGCAGATTGGGAACCTGCGTAGGGGTTATCCCCTATGCAGGTCAGGCCAGAGAAATGCTCCTGGTGCGGGTTGACCGCGTCGCTTCTTTCCTGTCGACGATCAACCCGGACCGCGTTCGCGCCGCCGGCAACGCCGACGCGGCCGACTGGCTGGAGGCTAAACACCAGGAATGGGACGACGTTATCGTCGGGCCGGGGTGATTGCCCGCGTGGCGTCAACCAAGAATTCCGCTTTACAGCGCGTTGCGCTCCGAGAGATCGGCATCAATCCTGACCTTCTTGAGCCATGCCCGGACGGGCAGGGCGATTTGTTTGCCAAGGCGAGTTAGGGGGTTTTGCCCGTCCGCCGTTGCGAGCGGCAGACGGGCGATGGTGGGATTGGCGACCGGGCTGTTTCGCTGTCAGCGGCTGCAGTTTCCAGGTTTGCCTGCCTTGGGGCTAGTGAGTGGAAAGGGTGGGTTCACATGAATGTGTTTGATGCGGTGTACCGGGTGGCGCATGACTTTGCCGACCGCGGGGCGGTCGGTCTGGCGGCAAGGATCGGGAAGAACGCGGGGACGTTCCTGAACGAGGTTTCCGGAACGTGCGAGACGGCGAAGCTGGGGCTGGGGACGGCGGTGGCGATGTCGGTGGCGGCCAACGATGCGCGCATTCTGCATGCGTTCGCCGATGCGCTGGGTTTCGTGGCGGTGCGCCGGCCGGCGGCTTCGGCCGAGGCGGGAGACGCGGCGCTGCTCGACCTGTTTCTTTCGCTGGATATCCGCGAGGGGATGTTCGCGGCGGCGGTGCAGGCGGCGCTGGCCGACGGGCGGGTTTCGCCGGCCGATCTCGAGGACATCCAGTCTCAGGCATACGAGGCGGTGCGGGCGATCTACGAGGTGCGCGACCGTCTGGCGGGGTTGGTCGATGGCCGCCGGTAGGCGTTCGGCGACGGTGCCGGCGGATTTCACGGTGCGCCACAACCTGCCGCCGGGGTCGACGGTGTCGCTGAAGGGGCTGGAGGACATGGTGGTGAAGTTCTTCGGGCCGGCGTTGTGGCGGCGGGCCGGGGTCGAGATTTTCGACGAGCGGAAGTTCTGGGACGAGTTCGAAGAGAAGCGAACGGCAGGCCCGGAGTAGAGGAGCAGTTTTTGTGGGTATCCGCGCGGCCCTTGACGCGCGGGGTGATGAAGGGAGGTGAGGAATGATCATGGTTGATCAGTGCCCGTTCTGCGGTGAGGAACATATCTTGATCAATGAGGCGGATGTCTCTGGATATGCGGTCTACTGCTCGTCATGTCTGGCTGCCGGGCCGGTCAAGGACAGCATCATGGAGTCCATCGGCGCCTGGAACAAGGCGACACGGCTGGAATTGCTCAATTTCGAGATTCCGGCGACTACTTAAAACGAGAGGAAAGAAGAAAATGAAATCACGGGTCAACAGGATCATGGTCATCGTCATCGCCGGGGTGTTCGGCGTTTCCGCCTGGGCGGGCGAGGGCGGCGGCAAGCGCGGGCACGGGCACGGCAGGCCGGAGAATGGCAGCACGGCCGCGGTCGGGACGGGAATCGGCATAGGCGGCGCGGGCGGAAATGCGGCCGGCGGTGCCGGCGGGGCGGCGACGAGCGGGGCGGCGTCTTCTTCCGGGAGTTCGTCCGGCGCCGTGGCGAGCATCGGGGCGACGACGTTAAACTTCACATCCCCGGCGCTTCCGGTACAGCAGCAGGTCGATACGACGGTTTCCGGGAAGACGACGGTGCGCCAGGCGCCGGACATGGCGCTGATGCTCGGTTCTCCGACCTCGGCTTGCATGAACGTGGTGGGGGCCGGCGGCAGCGGGGCTGCTGGCGGCGGGTTGATCTCGTTCAGCATCGGCGTCGACTGGTGCCGTTCGTTCGAAATGGCGCGGCAGGCGCGCAACCACGGGATGACCACGCTGGCCGAGGATCTGATGTGCGCGGTCGACGAGGTGAAGGCGCTGAATTCGCGCGACTGTTTCGGGGCGCGCAAGCGTGCCGAGGAGGCGGCGCGGGAGAAGGCAATGGCGGAGACGCCGGCGCCGGCGACGGTCAAGACGGCGTTTTTCTGATGCGCGTGCTGACGGACAGGGAAAGACGCCTGACGCAGCTCGGTTACAAGGCGCTGGCGCTTGGTTTCAAGGGCCAGCACCTGGGCGAGCGCTGGGTGGCGCACATGGCGGGCAAGGCGGGCCGTTTGTTCGAAAGGGCGCTTGCGGAATGGGCCGCTGGCGTGAATCTCAAGGGGGAAATCCTTGAAAAAAATTTTTGATGCGTCTGTGGACACTTTCCCGGACGCCAAAAACACGACATTTGCGGACATTCTGCGGAAGACGCTGGCGGCGTCGGCTTTTTTGGGTATCTGCGCGGCCCTTGACGCGCAGGCAGGTGATGGGGGTCATGATGGGATCGAGCAACCGGTGTCTGACGCTGCGCGAGGAGCGGGCGTTGCGGGCGACGATGGGCAAGCGGCGGGACGCGGCGCGGGATTACGCGGTGTTCCGGGCGCTGCTGACGACGGGGATGCGCGTCGGGGAGTTTCTATCGCTGGCGACGGCGGAGGTGGCGGTGGCGCTGGAGATGGGGCGGCTGTTCGTGCCGGCGTGCCGGCGCAAGGGGGAATTCGGCGACTTGTTTGTGTATTTGCGTGGCGAGGCGCGGGAGGCGTTTGCGGATTTGCTGCGCCTGGCGCCGGGCGAGGGGCCGCTGGTGCCGGGGCCGAGCGGCAAGCCGCTGACGATTCGGGCGGTGCAGTTGCGCTTGAAGCTGTGGGCGAAGGCGGCCGGGGTGGATGACCGGCTGTCGCCGCACTGGCTGCGCCATACCTTCGCGGCGGAGTTCTGCCGGGTGTCGGTGGCTTCGCCGACGGAGACGTGCGTGCGGCTGGCGCGGCTGCTGGGGCATGCCGACCCGCGCACGTGCGGGCATTACCTGACGATGAGCCGGGAGAACGATCCGGGCCTGGCGGTCGAACAGGTGTGGCGGTGCCGCAAGCGCATCACGAAGATGCAGGCGCGGCGGGCTTACGAACTGAGGGCTGGGTGATGAGCGAAGAGATGATGTCTGAAACCGCCTTTATGCAGAATCTTATGAGCGACTCCATCCGCAGATCGAGGTTGATCCGATCCAGGATCAAGGATGACCGCGCCAACGGTGAATCTGCGCTGCGTCGGTTGTTGCCCTTGGCGCAGGGATTTACCGGGCAGAGCGAGCGGATTGCACGGCTGCTGCTGGGTTTGTACAACGGCCATCGCTTTCCGTTCGACATGACGAATCTGCGCTGTCTCGATTACGAGATCATGGAGGATTGCCTGGCCGTGCTGCGGATGGATGCGAACGCCTATCAGGAGGTCCATTTGTATTTCGAGAACGGCTCCGAGGTTTTCGAGAAGTTGGCTCGGGAGTGGAGCGATGCGTAAGCGCAGCAGCAGAGTGGTCAGGCGCGCGGCGGCGCCGACGCTGGTGGCGTACTTCCTGAACCCGGAAGTCAGCACGCAGGAGCGCATGGCGGTGGAGGGGGTGCGCGCCGGCTGGGCGATGACGAGCCAATTCGATGTGCTGGCGGACTGCCGCGACATGCTGACGCTGGCGGCGCTGGAGAGGCGCGACCAGCAGACGTTGGCGGTATGCGAACTGGCGGGGGTGGCGCTGACCAACATGCGCGTGCGCTATCAGGAGCGCCAGATCATCGGGGCGACGGGCGACGAGTTGCTGGCACTACGGGCGCTGGTGGATGTGTCCGAGGATTTCTGGAAGCGCCAGGCGGGGAGTGTGTTCATCGCTGCCGAGGCGGCGCTGACGAAGGTACGGGCGGAATTTCGGGAAACGTGGCAGGAACAGGAGGGATGCGATGGAGGTTTTTGACGGGAAGCGAGTGGCCGATCTGGAGCGCGAGATCGCGCGGCTGGAGCGGGAGTTGCGCGAAATGCGGCTGGGGTTGCGGGACCAGTTCGCGATGGCTGCGCTGACGGGGGTTTTGACCGGGATAACGCATGTGATTACGCCAGAGATGCAGGAATCGTGCGCCGCGTGGGTGTACTCGATGGCCGAGGCGATGTTGCAGGAAAGGAGGCGCCACGGTGTTTCCGACTTTTGATGAGGATTGCGTAATTCGCGATCGCTTTGAGATTGATACGTCCTTCGAGACCGTGCTGTCTTTCCCTTGTTGCGTGTGCACTCACCGACATGGAACGGACAAGGACGAACCGTGCATTCGCTGTGAGCACAATCTGTTTGCGCTGGAAAAATCGCAATGACCCCCGCCAGCATTCCCGTTCAAACCATTGCCCGTTTTGCCCACGAAGGCCGGGTGTTCCGTTCGTTCGGGCGCTTTCTGGCGGCGCGGGACGGGTCGCTGCTGGCGGTGCCGGTGGGGCTGGCGACGGGGGATTTCTCGGCGGTGCGCGACGGGTCGCCGGTGCCGTGGGGCGAGGTGCTGGCGGCGATCGACACGCCGGTTTCGACACTGTTCGAGGCGTTGCAGCCGGAGCAGTTGGCGCGGCTGGCGCCGTTGCTGGCAGCCCTTTTTCCGCCTTACGGTTGGGCGCACGATCACATTGCGGTGAGTGCCGGCGGCCGGCCGGTGGCGCGGGTGAGTTCGCCCGACGGGGTGATTTTTTGCTGGGTTCCGCAAGACTAGACGAGAAGTGAGTCGGCATGGCCTTTCAGGACGAGTTTCGGCGGCAGATCGACCGCCTGAAGGAGATCATCGACCTCCACGATCTGGCGCAACGCCTGGGGCTGGAGCGGCCGGGCGGGGCGAGCGGCAATTACCGATCACCGGGCCACGCGGATGCGAGCCCGTCGCTGTCGATTTTCCCGGCGAAGTTCGGGACCGGGTTCAAGGACCATTCGGACCCGGACCGGCGCGGCGATTGCGTGGCGCTTTGGCAGTACGTGCTGGGCGGCGATGCGGTGGCGGCGGTGAAGGGCTTGTGCGAGATGTACGCGATCCCTTACGAGATTGGCCGCGAGCAGGCGGCGGGGCCGCGGCCGGAGAAGTCGAAAGCGGAGTACATCGCCGAGCGCTGCCTGGCGCAGCCGTTGAAGGCGCTGGATTATCTGGTACAGGAGCGCGGTATTTCGGAGCGCGTGGCGCGCCATGCGATCGAGCGCAAGGCGGTGGGCTGGAACGACTGGCGTTCGCCGAAGGTGGAGCCGGGGCGGCTGGGTCACGGCGGCGAGGCGGCGGCGTTCGTGGTGCGCACGTTGAACCATGGGCACGTGGTGGCGGTGGATCTGCGCTACGTGGACGCGGCGCTGAACGGCAACGTTAAGACGCAGTGCCAGGGCGAGAAGGACGGTTACGGGTGGACGTCGGATGTGCGTCGGCTGCACGCGGCGAAGACGGTGTATATGGTTGAGAGCCCGATCAACGCGCTGTCGCTGGAGTGCGTGATCCGCGCCGACGAGGCGGCGTATGCGATTCGCGGCGTGGGGAATGTGGAGAATATCGACTGGTCGTGGGCGCGCGGAAAGCAGGTGGTGGTGGTCTTCGACAATGACGACCCGTTCCCGGCGCTGAAGGAGGACGGCAAGCCGCATCCGCAGGCGGGCATCCGGCCGGGGTTGAAGGCGGCCTGGGCGCTGCACGAGCGGCTGACGGCGCTGGATATTTCGGCGCTGCTGGTGGACCAGGCGGATTGGGGGGTGAATGACTGCAATGATTTCATCCGTCCGGGCGGCCCGGGCATGGAGAATTTGAAGCGGGCGGTGCGGCGCCTCGAGCAGTGGGCGATTCCCGGCCTGCCGGGGAACTACGAGGATATGTTCGGGGCGATCTCCGGGGAGCGCCGCCTTTTCCTGCCTTTCCATCACGATCAGAAGTATTGGCGCTATCGGGTACGGCCTGATTTCACGTCGTTCGTGTGCAAGATCGAGAAGGGCGACGATGACGGAATGCCGAAGATTGACCTGAAGGAACTGGCGGGTTTTCGTGTGGCGGGTATTTCCCGCCTGACACTTCAAAGCGACCGCGTGACATTGACGGGCGATCCGGACACGCAGCCACAGGTTTGCTATTCGGCGCAGGTTCAGACTTCGAGAAACGGTCCACTGCTGATTCGCAAGGTTTTCGACGACGAGAACCTGCACAACATCGAGCGCTGGAAAAAGTTCGGGCCGATATGGGATCAGGCGAACTTTTTACGCCTGGTGAATATTCTGGAGATGTCGGCGCATATCGGCGCGCGTCGAGCCGTTAATTTCATCGGTCTCTGCTGGCGCGATGGTCAGTTGGTGGTCAACGAGGGTTCGGATTGTTATTTTGATGAGCCGAATTATCAGTGCCTGTATCACCGCCTGATTTTCCCGCGCGGCCCGGTATCTAACGCCCGCCGTGTGATCGAGGCGTTCTCGCTGACGTGGAAGGGAAACCAGGCATTGATGTTGCTGATCTGGTCACTATCCGCGCATTTGAAGGCATTTTTACGTTTCTGGCCACATGCCAAGATGCAGGCGGACAAGGGGGCAGGGAAAACCACATTGGTTGAGCGGCTGACGGGAGCTATAGGCGGCTCGTCGTTGTCCGGCTCATCGCTCAAGACAGATTACAGACTGATCCGCTCGGTCGCTTATTCGTCTCACCCTGTCTTCTGGGACGAGTTTTCACGCCTTCCCGATAAATATCGGCAGGTGGCGCTCGATTTGCTGCAGGACTCCTACAAATTCCAGGAGACCCCGCGCAAGCACCATATTCTTCTGCTTTCCGGCCCGGTGATGGTTTACGGCGAAGACGCCGAAGGTATGGAAGATGTCGCTGAAAAAATTGTCAATCTGCGCTTGGAGACAAGCATGCGGGCGGAGAAGATGCCGCTCGATATGCCTCAGTTTCCCGTATTCCAGTGGCTACAGTTCCTTTCCGAGTGTCAGCCGGCCGTCGTTCGTCAGGTTTTTGCGGAAAAGTATGAGTGGCTGTTGAAGCGGGCGAGCACGCAGGGCGCTGAGCGTATCGTCGAGAATTACGCCGCGCTGCTGACCGGCTGGACATTGCTTGCCGACTTTTCCGGTCTGCCGTATTCGTTCTGTTCGATTGAGTCGTCAATCATGACTGAAATGAACGAATACCTGACAACCACCAAGGGCGAGAGACATCCATGGGTATGGATCGTGAGAACGATTCTGTCTGAAATCGCCGTCGGGGCGTTCGAGGCGCCGCATGTGTTCGACTATCACGTGACCGATCTGTGCCTGATGGTGCGCACGAGCGACGTGATGCACCATCTGAAGACGCGCTCGGCGTTGCGCGACATTTGGAACGCGCTGCCGGTGAAGTCGGACCGGGTGTTCAAGCGGCAACTGGCGCAGGCCGGGGTGATCGTCGGCGACGTGGAACGCACGATCAACTACCGCCGCGTGGCGCATCTGTCGGCGCTGTCGCTGGAGAAGCTGGAGACCTTCGGGTTGCACGCGGTGGTGCCGGAGGCGAAGGGATGAGTTTGTTGTGGGCATGTCCCCATTGCACATGGGGCCGCGCAAGCGGGCAATCCACGGGGCCAGCGCGCCGTCCCCCGACAAATGTGCATAACGGCGGTTTTTTGGGTGTTTTGGCGGGGTGACCGCATCTATTGATGACAGGAGGACGTATTTTGAAAAATCGCGCAATCAGGGCGTTGTATGGCCGCTGGAAATTCAACGCAGACCTGATGACATGCCAGGAGTGCGGGTACAGCGTGATTGCATCACGCATGCACGAAACGGCTTGCCATGCGGCTGGATGCAAAAACGAAGATGAGCGTAATCCGTGGCTGCAACTTAAAGAGATACTGCACGATGAATAGCCTCCTAGTAGATCGAAAACAACCCAGCCCGCTACGGCGGGCTTTTTCTTGGCCTGGTTCCCCGCCCCCTCCCGATGGTTGGTGGCGCCGGGCCTTTGCCGCGCGCCCCCGCACCCCCAAGACGTTGATGCGCGCCGCGCGCTTTTGTCCTGCGGACGTTCCGGGAAGGGCAAGGGGAGATCATCCGCTGGCGTTTCTCCAAGGTGGGGAGGCACCTGCAAAAAACCCGTGGATTGGCTTGCTTTTTCTCGTAAGTCCTTGTTTTTTGAGCAGAATGGTCCCACAGGTTGCGGCGTTTTTTCCACAGGTTGCGACCACGTTTCCACATGTTAGGCCGTTTTTTCCACATGTCGCTTTTTCGCCGTCCGCCCCTTTATCTCTCTCTATCTTATTGTTAACTAAGAAGAAGAAGAGAAAAGAAGGGGCCACGGGTTGGGGTTGGTTATCCACGTGTTTTTTCCGGTGCCTATTTTTTCATCCACGGATTTTTTGCCCATCCACAGGTCAACACGTGGAATGTGTGGATGGGTTTCGCTTGTGTTTTCAATGAGTTGAGGTGACTTTTGAGCCCATCCACGCGTCCACACGAAAAAATACCCCCCCCTCCTGGGAAAGGGACGGCGGAGGCTCTGATCGAGTCTTTTCTGGAGTTCAAGCAGTTGAATCAGGGGCGGTCGCTGCGAACGATCGAGCGGTACAGCCTGGCGTTGCGCCGGTTGGCGGGGTTCATGGGCGAGCGCGGCCTGCTGGCGGCGGCGACCGATGACCTGACGTTGTTTTCCGGTAAGTGGCTGTTCGAGCACGGGGTGAAGGACCCGGTGTCGCGCAAGCCGTGCGTGGCGGCAGTGCGGGAGTTTTACAAGTGGCTGCATCGTTCCGGGTATCTGCAGAGCGATCCGGGCCGGGCGGTGCCGCATCCGAAGTTCGGCCGGCGCTTGCCGCGGGTGATGTCGCTGGCTCAGGCGGAGGCATTGATGTACGTGCCGGATTATTCAACGTTCGAGGGATTGCGCGACGCGACGATGATTTCGTTGTTGCTGGGCTGCGGCTTGCGGGTTTCCGGGCTGGTGGGGTTGAACGAGGGGAATCTGGTGCCGGTGCTGGTCGGCGGTCGCCAGCGCCTGGTGTTGCGGACAACGGAGAAGGGCGGCAAGGAGCGGCAGCAGCCGGTGCCGGAGCAGGCGGATCTGCTGTTGCGTCTGTATCTCGATCATGCGACGTTGCAGGCGGTCGACCGCAGCTTGCCGAGCGGTGACAAGGTGCTGTTCATTTCGACGCGGAACAGCCATTGCCCGCGCCATGAGTGGCACGGGGAGAAGCGCCGCATCAATCGGCATTCCGTGCACGCCATCGTCGAGCGCTATGGCAAGCGCGCCGGCCTGCCGCCATCGGTGACGCATCCGCATGCGATCCGGCATCTGTTCGGCACCGAGCTGGCCGAGGACGACGTGCCGACGGTTACGGCGCAGAGCCTGCTGGGTCACGCCGACCCGAAGACGACGGCGATCTATCAGCATTTGGCGGTTCGGAAATTGACGCAGGTGGTCGACAAGTCGAACCCACTGGGCAAGATCAAGACGCCTGTCTCTTCGCTGCTTGCTCAACTTGGCCGCTGAGGGGCATTCGCCGGCCGCAGTTTGGCCGCGCGGCGCGTTTTTTGGGCTAGGCGTGGCACCGAACGCCACTACGGGGCACTGTGTGGAGGGGAGATAGTGGCGTGGTCAGGTGAAGGCGGGGGGGTCTCGCGTCTTATAGCAAAAGGCGCGCAATCTCTGAAGTCTGGTTTTTCGCCTTTTGACCAAAAAGCGAAGCCGGTTAACGTGCGAATGCGGGTTACAGGGGGGTTGCGATGAGCGAAAGGCGAAGTTTTACGCAGGGTTTTGCTGATTCTGATCTATTCGGCGATGTTCCGGCGGCAGGGGTGGGGGCTCGGCAAGGGCGCAGGCGTCCAACCACAGGGGGGGGTGAGTACCTGAAAATATGCGGCATTTCGAACTTTCAGATTGCGGAAAGCCCGCCCCCGGACCCGAGATTCGATGAACTGGAAAAAATCGGCCTGCCCGGCGCCTGGCTGCGCCTGGCGCGCCGAATTGGTTTTGACGCCTTTCTCGACGTTTGGCGGATGATCAGCGACGACGAGTCGACGCGGCATGACGGCGGTCGCCGCATGCCGAAATTGCGCGAGTTTTCCGCATACCTCCGGTATCAGCGGAATCAGTACGTGCGGAGCCTGGCGGCATCGGGGATGGATCAGCAACAAGTGCAGAAGCTGGTGCAGAAAAACCTGTGTGAATACCTGCACATTCGCCACATTCAGGGGTTGATGCGCGGGCGCTACAATCGGACAGATATTTGAAGCGCAAGCGATGGGGGTCGCATGAAGGCTGTGATTTATGCGCGGGTATCGACCGCGCGTCAGGCGGATGACGGGTTGCCGGTGGCGTCGCAGATCGAGCGGTGCCGCGACAAGGCTGCTGCGCTGGGGGCCGAGGTGGTCAAGGTGTTCCGCGACGACGGAATTTCAGGGCGCACGACGCAGCGGCCGGCGTTTCAGGAGGCGCTCGATTTTTGCGACCGGGGCGGGGTGGATTACTTCGTGTGCTGGAGCACCTCGCGCTTTGCGCGAAACCGGCTAGACGCGGCGCTGAACAAGCGTCTTCTGGTCAAGATGGGCGTGAAGCTGGCCTATGCCTCGCAGGATTTCGGCGAATCGGACGACGCCTGGCTGACCGAGGCGATCACGGAGATCATCGACGAGCAGTATTCGCGGACGATTGCGAAGGACACGCGGCGCAGCATGGCGAAGAATGCCCAGGACGGGTTTTTCAACGGCGGTCGGGTGCCGTTCGGGTTCCGGCCCGCCCCCGTCGGCCGGCGCAAGCGCCTGGAGATCGACGCAGGGGAGTCTGCGACGGTGTCGGCGGTTTTCCGCTGGTATCTTGGCGGGGATGGGTGCAAGTCGATTGCGTTGCGCCTGAATTCTCTGGGTTCGCTGAAGCGCGGGCAGCTATGGGACAAGAAGCGCGTGGCTGCGGGGCTGAATTCGCGGGCTGTGACCGGGCATGTGACGTTCAACGACGCGGGGCGCGAGATCGTCACGCTGGCGCATCCCGCGATTGTTTCGGATGAGGATTTCGCTCAGGCGCAGGCGACGCTGGCGAGCCGGGCGCCGGAAAATGTAGGTGGCCGCCCCCGTTCCGAGGCGGTTTTCGCGGGATTGCTGCGCTGCGGTGAGTGTGGCGAGGCGATGGCGACCGAATCGGCGACCGGGCGCGCGGAAACCTACCGTTATTACAACTGTCGGGCGTTCTTGCAGGGTTCCGGGTGCAGGAATCAGCGGCGGCGAGTTGATCAACTGGACAAATTGTTGCTGGACGGCGTCATGGCGATGGTTTTAACTCCGGAAAACGGCTATTCGTAAAGATGTGTGGAAATTGAGTTTGCATGGTAACATGTTGATTCGTAATTTCGTGTGGAAAGGATAGCCATGACTGATGAGATTTTGACGGTTGATGTTTTCTCAAAAGATGACGACGGGTGTTGGGCTGTTTTCTGCCCACACTGCAAACGACCGCTTGGTCTTGAGCCGGGGCCGGTGCGCGGAGAGCAGTTTCAAGACCGAGTTTGCGGTGGTTGGCTTGAGGTAAGCCATGACGCAAAGCGCGTAGCAAACATCCATGACGGAGCGTGAGATGAAGCGGAAACCAACAGGATTTACTGCGAGATGCGCATGGTGTGGAGTCATAACCGGGGCGCTTGATTACGAGAGAGCAGACCGAAAAGAAGCTGGGAAAATGCTCGGTGAATGGCTTGTTACAGGGCATGTTATCGAGCCTCGCTTCGGTGGAAACTGGAGCGTTGACGTACGCCCGTGCGAATGCCCCGGCCACGATGACTGACATCCTTCAACTCCCTGGTTGGGAGGTTTCCAAGACCTACGAGGACGCCACAGAGAGAACCATTGAAGCTGCCTTCATAGAGCCGGCTGACGCCTGCCAGAAATGCGGCGTCATCGGCGCGCTGTACAAGCATGGAACCAAGGCGCTGAGCTTCCGCGACACGCCCATGTTCGGCAAGCACGTCATGCTGAAGGCCACCGTCCAGCGCTATCGGTGCCGGGAATGTGGCGAGACATTCATCCAGTCCTTGGCTGGCATTGACCCCGACCGGCGAATGACTACCAGGTGTGTTGAATTCATCCAGGCGCAGTGCATCCGGGATAGTTTCACCAGACTGGCCGAACATGTCGGATGCGTCGAGGGCACGATTCGCAACCTGGCTGCCGAACGCTTCGAGCGGTTCGACAGTGGCTTCAAGCCCTACCTGCCAGAGTGGATGGGGATGGATGAAACAAAGCTGGACGGTAAGATGCGCGGAATCATTACTGACATCGGCAACCGGAAGCCGTTGGACGTTCTCATCGACCGCGACAAGCCGACCATCATCAAGTGGCTCAGTCAGTTCAAGGACAAGACGCCAGTCAAGGGCTTGGCAATCGACATGTGGTCTGCCTATCGTGATGCAGCCCAGATTGTGTTTCCCGGACTGCCTGTCGTCATCGACAAGTTCCACGTCGTCCGCATGGCGAACTACTCGCTGGAAGAGGTCAGAATCAAGAGCCAAGCCAACCGAACCAAGGGTGTTCGTGTTGCATGGAAGCGAAGCCGGTTGCTGCTTCTGGCCAGGTACAAGAAGCTCAGCGACAAGGCCAGATTCAACCTGGACATGTGGCTGGACAACGAGGAAGACATCCGCGAAGCCTACTGGCTGAAAGAGCGGCTGTACGACATCTACGACATGCCGAAGGCCGAAGCGATTGCTGCCTACGATGCCTACGCTGATTCTGTTCCGGCATCCATGAAGAAGCAGTTCCACGAACTGACCAGGGCAATGGGCAACTGGCGAACCGAGATTCTCAACTACTTCGACTACCCCATCACAAACGGCTATACGGAGGCTCTGAATGGCGTCATCAAGGTCGTCAATCGAAACGCCAGGGGCTACAGCTTTGACGTTCTTCGGGCTAAGGTGCTTTCCAAGAACAAGCTGCTGCAACCCGCCATAGCGCCGGCTCCTGAACTTGTGATGGCGCGGACGATTCCAGACCGGCATGAGGCGCTCATGGAAGCACTTGGCAACAGGTGCGAATGCTGCGGCGGCGTCTTTGAAGGCCGCCAGCTTGAGGCGCATCACGTATCCGCAGTACAGACTGGAGATAGGTCGAGGCATGTCTATATGTGCCCTGCCTGTCACCGACGTTTCCACACGGGAGATGTCAGCCATGGAAATCAGCTTTCAACATGATTTTGCGAATAGCCCGGAAAACATGCGCTGGATAGCGCAGGAATTGCTCGACCACAGCAACGAAGCCGCGCGTGTCGTACAGGAACAGATCGACGCGCTTGGTGGCGAGGATATGGACATTTCGCGGCGCCTGCATCGGCTGTTCGAGACGATCGAGGCCGGCGCCGGGCTGTCGCTCGATGATGTCGGTCCCCGCATCCGCCAGTTGCGGGCGCGACAGAAGGAGATCAAGGCGCAGGTTGAGCGGCTGGATGCGCACCGGCCGGATGTGCCGGCGGTGACGATCGCTCAGGCGATGCGCGCGGCTTCGTATTTCAGGGAAGCGGTGACGACGTGTGGATCGCCGGCAAAGGTGCGGGAGTTCCTTGGCCATATCGTGAAAAAGGCAAGCATCCACGACCATGAAGCGGTGGTGGATTACTGGCCTGAACGCCTTGTTGCCGCTTCTGGCGGTTCACATTGCGTTGTGTCATGGCTCCCCGACCTGGGCACACTGAGAACCGTGCAGGTGCGGGTTATGTTGCCGCTTAGAACGGGGCGCAAAGCCGCGTAGTTGCTTGGTTTGACCCCTTTTTTTGCCCATCCATTCGGCCAAAGTGTGGGGGATGGCGAAGGTTGACACTTTTTCTCCTCTGGTCGAGGTGACGTTCCGCTGCCCAGTTTGCCGGGTGACGTGGAAGGCTGCGCCTGGACGGGTTGAGGATTGTCCCGAGGACGAGATCCATCCGTGGCGGTATTTCGGCGAGCACGATTGCGGAAAG